GTGTCGGCGCGAGTGGATGCGCGAGTACCGGGCTAAGAAGGCGGCAGGGCTCGCTCGTCAAGCTGACTAGCGGGCAGCCGCCACACGTTCGGCCCGAAGCCGTGCGCCTGGTCGCCGCCCAGGCGCTGCCACTCCTGCCACACGTCGCGCCGCTTGGGCACCTCGCGCAGCGACTCGAAGTAGCGCATCAGCCCGTTCGCGTTGACATACGCGTGCTCGCCAGATCGCCACGCGTTCAGGAACGGTTCGGGCTGCTCGCCCGCTTCCAGCACCCTGATCGCGCGGCTGGTCACGAAGCCGACCAGCCTGATGCGCAGGCCGCCCTCGTACGTCGCCGCCTCGGGCAGGTCGCGCTCGACGGCCAGCGAGTTGACCACCTCGGCCAGCGTGCGCAGCTTGTCGGCCGTGTCGAAGTTGTTGCCCAGGTCGATGAAGTGGCTCTGCTGGTAGCACACCTTGCGGAACGCCATCGGGGTCAGGAACGCGGTCGCCGGGCAGGTCACCCGAAAGGTCGGGTGCTCGTCGCGCGTGAGGTGCATCAGGCCGAAGCTGTAGTGCGTCTCGCCGTGCTCCGCGAAGCGTTCGACGGGCTGCTGGACGCTGAAGTTGGGCCCGACCGCCGTCATCTTCAGGATGTTGTCGGCGTCCCATTTCTTCTTGGCCGCGTCGTACGTGCGCAAGAGGTAGCCGTGCCCGCCGTGCTTCCCTTCGCGGTAGCGTTCGCCCACGGGCAGGAAGCTCCACGCCTCTTCGATCTGCGGGAACGTCCAGCCCAGGTTGATCGCTTCCTTGATGCACCCGTAGTCCACGTCCGAACGGTCGTTGGGGTTCTTCCAGTAGCCGTCGGCGGCATCCACACCGTCCGCGAGCGTGTCGTACACCTTGCGGTTGAGCGCGCCCGACAGCCACGCCGTGCGCAATTCGTTCAGGATCTCCTCTTGCCGGCTGGGCGGTGGTGCGCCGTGTACGCGCGTATTGGCATACTCCGGCATCTCGGTCATGGCTGGTTGCAGACGTACCGGCTGCGTCCGCTCCCACTGGTCGACGAATTGTTGGAACCACGTAAGCGCGTTCGCCTGCAGCGCGATGGCATCGGGCGAACCATACTCAGTCTGATAGTCGCCATTGGATCCCACCGATGGAGGCGCGATGACGTACCCGCCGCGCGCCTTCACGTCACCGATTTTCACCCCGTTGGCAGCCTTGACTACAGTCGTTCGCTGTGCATCACTACTGCGGACGTACACGTGCAGCCCGCCCGATGGCGAGCGCACCACCCAGGTGCCCAGACGCTCGGGGCCAGAAGCGTCGAACCACTGCGCAAAGTCGAGGTTGTCGATGTCGAACACGACCAGATGCTCGTCGCAGATGAGCGCGACGTTGACCCGTCCCCAGGTCGCTATCTGGTCGATCACTGCCTCGGGCAGAGGCGGGCTGGTGGCGAGCACGCCCCACGCACCCACACGCGGGTGTGGCGTCTTGTCGCCGTAGGTGGCGGGGAAGCTGCGCAGCCCAAGCTGGCTGAACAGCTTCATCGCCTGAACAGGATCGGCGGGCAGGCTGACCCCACCCGCCGTCACGGGAAGTTGCATGAACGCTCCTTGCGGTCGTCGGAGTGGCGGTAGGTAGATTGGCTAGGTTAGCTCGCCAGCGCCTCCTGTCTGCGCCGCTCGCGGGTGCGTCCGAGTGAACTGTGACGCACGATGTAGCGGATCACGTCCTGCTCCTTGTAGAGCAGCGTCGAGTCCACGCGGGCTACGGGAACGAGCGCGCCAAGCTGGCGTAAACGGAACAGATAGTCGCGGCTGGTACCCATGCGCTCGGCCGCCTGATCCATCGTCAGGTACCCCTCCAGTGGTACCTGCGGCAGGTTGTCGAGCAACGGTACTCCACGGGCCATTTGTTCTCCTCCTTGACTACTTGATGCCGTCCAGTGTATCATACCGCACATCGAAACCGCCAGTGGTGGACAGACCCTGGCTGAAAGGAGCACTCATTGACCGTTCTACGACCGTGGCAAATTGAAGGAGCCACGGCGGCCATCCAGGCGTTGCAGAACCACGGCGGGGCGTACCTGCAGTGGGATCCTGGCATGGGCAAGACGCTCGGCACGCTGGCCATCGCGCGCTATCTCAAGCTCACGCGCATCGTCATCGTCTGCCCCGTCGTCGCCAAAGGGGTGTGGCGGCGCGAGGTCGCCAAGTGGTGGCCCGCTGCCGCGTGCATCGAAGTCGAGGAAGTGAACGGGCCGATCAACGGTCCCACGTTCGCGCTCATCTCGTACGACAAGCTCATCGACCCCGTGCCCGCCGACCCGCGCAAGCTGCGCAACATGGCCGGCCGCGACCGCCTGCACAGCCTGCTCAGGTGGACGCCCGACCTCGTCGTGTTCGACGAGGCGCACTACATCAAGGACTACAAAACCAAGCGGTCGCGCGCCTCCAGCAAGCTCGCTGCCGGCGCGCAGTACCGACTGCTGCTGTCCGGCACGCCCGCCCACAGCCCGCTCGACTGGTGGCAGCAGTACCGCATCATCGACCCGCGCCACGGGCTGTGGTCGCAGTCGTTCCAACGCTACCGCGAGGACGTGCTGGTGCTCACCGGCCCGAACGGCAACTGGCCCAAGAAGGGACCAGATGGCAAGCCGCTCATGAAGCCGGGCGCGCGCAACCGCATCCTCGAAGGCATGGCCCCGTACACGCACCACGCCGACGCGTCGCTCGTCCACCTCCCAGAGCCCATCGAGTCGATTGTGCCCGTCACGCTCAGCCCGACGGAGAACAAGCACTACGTCGAGATGGCCAAGTACCTGCGCACCGAGCTTGACCCGGACACGGACGCCGAGGCGTTGATCGTGCTGACCAAGCTGTTGCGGCTGTCGCAGATCTCGGCCGGGTTCGTGACCGACCAGAACGGCGTGCTGCGCGACCTGGGCACGAGCAAGCTGGACGCGTGCCTGGAGATGCTCAGCGAGCGCGAGCACCAGAAGGTCGTCGTGTCGTGCCGCTTCGCGCACGACCTGAAGCGGCTCAGCACGGCGCTGGAGGCGCGCGGCATCGACTTCAAGAAGATCGACGGCAGCACCCCCGAGAAGCAGCGCCCCGCCATCGAGGACTGGTTCCAGAAGGAGGCGGGCCCGAAGGTGCTGCTGCTGCAGCAGCGTGCGGGCGGCGTGGCCATCACCCTGTCGGAAGCCGACGCGCTGATCTTCTTCACCCTGGAGAACAGCGTCGTCGCCTGGCGGCAGACGTGGGGCCGCGTGTGGCGCATCGGCCAGAAGGGCCACGTCCAGATCATCTACCTCGTGGGCGACAACACCCAGGACGAGGTGCAGTTGATCGGGCTCAAGAGCGGCGCGTCGATGGTCGACCTCGCCCGGGCCATGCTCAATCAGCTACGCAGGAGGCTCGCGGCTGGTGCCTGAGATCTACATCGAGGTTCCGCTGCGCGAGTTCCAGCGGCTGCACGACGAGATCAAGCGCCACGTGGCGCGCGTGGCCGAACTGGAGAACGAGTTGCTCAAGGCGTACAGCGAGCGCGACGCGGCGGTGGTCGAACTGAACGGCCTGCGCTGGGGCCTGAGCAACGCCAACGTGGAGGAGCAGGCGCTCCGCGAGTGGGGGCCAGATGACTGACTATCACGAGCGCGACGAACTGCGCGCGAAGCTAGCACGGACAGAAGAGTGGCTCGACAAGTTCCAGAACTCGACGGCCACGCTGACCCTGGAGCGCGACGAACTACGCGCCGAGAACCAGAAACTACACGTAGCCGATAAGTGGGCGCGACAAATCATTGAGCGACAGGACGCCGAGATCGACCGGCTGAAGGCGGGACGGTGCCGAGAATGTGGCGAGGAACGGCATGACGATGAGCCGTGGCTGCACGCCGAGTGTTCGGACGAACGAGAGGGCAACGCTGAGCGCGAGGGTTACCTAGAAAGCGGGCAAGTGCGCCGCGTACTGCGCGCCGAGATCGAGCGGCTGCGCGTCGAGAACGAACGGTTGCGGGCAGATGTCGCGTACTGGGAGGGTGAGTACGAAACCGTGCGCGACAAGTGGGAGTCAGAGTGAGAAATCCTGAGTGCCGATTGTGCCCGCTGGGCGGCACGGTCATCCACACCAACGTGCCCGGCGAGTGGTGGGGCGACCCGGATTGGTCTGGACCCCTGGTCATGTGCGTGGGGATCAACCCGGGTCGCCAGGAAGACCTCGAAGGTCGCCCCTTTGTCGGCCCTTCGGGTCAGAAGCTCAAGTACGCGCTCCAGCAAGCGGGCATCAAGCGGGCTTTTCTCACGAACGCCTACGGGTGTGCCAGCGAGCCCGACATGGAGTACGCACGAGCGTGCGCACCATACCTTGAGGAGGAGATCGAGCGCGTCGGTCCACAGTGGATCTTCGCTCTGGGCAACGTACCGCTGCAGCGCCTGACGGGCAAGGGGCGGGTCCAGGCGCAGCAGGGCAAGGAGCAGTGGTCAGCCAGATACCAGAGTTGGATCCTGCCTGCCGCACACCCCGCCGCAATCCTGCGTAATCAAGGACAGGAGCCCGCGTGGCTGGCGGACATCATGCGCTACGGGCGGCTGATCCGTGGCGAGCTTAGCCCGCCGCCGTCCACACCGCCCGTCAGGGTCGAGATGGTGTCGTACGACTCCACGCTGCGCGGCATCACCGCGCTGCTGGAGACGGAGCCGATGGTCGCCTACGACTTCGAGGCGAACCTGCAGCCGTGGTGGCACAAAGACTTCCGCCCGTGGTCGATTGCCTTTTCGTTTACAGGCCAGGAAGCAGTGGTGGTCCCGATCATGCACCCCGAGACGGACCTGTCCTGGCGACGCCACGTGGGGAAGTGGCTGGGCATGCTGCGGCCACTGGTGACCGACGGCTACCCCAGCGCACGGCTCGTGCACAACGGGGTGTACGACGACCTCGTGTGGTATCGCCTGACGGGCTACCTGCCCCGCCCGACGTGGGACACGATGATCGCCCTGCAGTTGCTGGACGAGAACGCGCCCAAGTCGCTCAAGTGGGCCGGCCGCGCGCACCTGGGCTGGCCCGACTGGGACATCGACGCGCGCAAGTACCACCGCCTGGACGACCTGTACCCGTACAACGGCTACGACGCGGCCGCGTGCTTCCTGCTCTGGGAGCGCGAGGAGGTGCTGCTGCAAGAAGACCCGTGGCTGCACGCCTACGCCCGCACGGTCGAGATGCCCAAGCTGCGTGCGCTGGAGCGCATGCTGGCTCGGGGCATCTATGTCGACCGGCGGGCGGCGGCAACGCTGTTGAAGCAAGCGTGGCGGGAGCGAGAAGCCGCCGACCGCGCGGTCCCCATCGCTAACCCCGCCAGCCATCCTCAAGTAGCGCACTGGTTGTACCAGACGCTCGCGTTGCCCGTACTAACGAACGGTAAACGGCACCCGTCAACAGCCGAACAGGTGGTTAACAGACTCGCCCAGCAGTACCCGGAGGCGCGCAAGATCCTCGACTGTCGCCGGCCCAGGAAGAAGATCACGACCTACTTTCGGCCGCTGGATCGGGCGACCAAGAACAGTTTCGACGGCCGCTTCCACCCCGAGCTACGCACCACATCGGTCGAGACGGGGCGCTTGTCGGGCTTCTTCCACACCATCCCGCGCGACGTGTCGGTGCGCCCGATCTTCAGCGCACCCCCTAGCAGAGTGCTACTAGCAGCCGATTACCGGCAGATCGAAGCGCGGCTGTGCGCGTGGATGGCGGTCGGCATGCCCGAGGAGTGGGCGGGCGTACCCAAAGCGTCCATGCTGTGGGCGTTTCACGAGCGGCAGGACATCTACCGCCTGTTCGCCGCGCTCGCCCTGCGCAAGCACCCTGATTCGATCACCAAGGACGAGCGTCAGATCATGGGCAAGGTGCCCGTGCTGGCCCAGTTGTACGGCATCTCGTGGCAGGGGCTGCAGGAGTACGCCTGGAAGTCGGCCCAGATCGACTGGCCGGCCAACGAAGCGCGCCGACTGCACACCCTGTTCGAGCGCACGTTCCCGGAGTTCCCGACGTGGCACCGCTTCGAGGCGATCAAGCTGCGCAATAAGGGTGCAGTGCGCAGCCCCATTGGCCGGCTACGTCGGCTGCCTGACGCGATGAGCGGGAACCCCGAGGCTATCCGGTCAGGGGTGAACATGCCGCCCCAGTCGCTGGCTTCGGACATCACCCAGACGGCGATGATCCTGCTCGACCGCGCGGGGGCGCGCATCGTCGGCAACATCCACGACGCGCTGCTCGTCGAGGCCCCCCTCGAAGGGCATGTGGAGCAGGCGCAGGAGATTGCACGGGTGATGACGGGAAGCGCGCTGGACTACCTGCGCCCGCTCGGGCTCAGGCTACCCGATGGGCTGATCGAGGTCGAGATCACGGCGGGACCGTGGGGGCTGGGCCAGGAAGTGATTTTGTAGACAAGCCATCGGGAACGCTATGAGGCGATTTTCTCGAAAAAATTTTTGACGGCTTGACGGCCGTTTGTCCAGTTTGCTACAGTCTCGCCACTTGTTGTTTTCGTTGAGGTGAATACGTTTTGACGCTTGATCTGTCGCTGTCGAGCAGCGCGTACAGAGACGCTTCCAACTGTCTCAAACGCTACCAGTATCGCTGGCTCGACAATCTGGTACCCGTCCCGCGCGACGCGAAGCCTGCCCTCCGACGCGGCATCTGGCTGCACCGCACGCTGGAGCTACACGACCTGGGCGAGCCGTGGGAAGCCGAGCTTGCGCGCATGGCCAACTGGGCGACCGACAACGGCGTCGAAGAGAGCAAGGTGCTCGACCTGCAGGCCGAGGTGTTCGACCTGACCCAGCAGTACATCGCCTTCTGGGACAACGAGCATCGCCTGCGGCCCGACCAGTGGCTGGAGCCGTGGACGCTCGCGGGCACCGAGCAGAAGCTGGAGTTCTCGCCCACGCCTGGCGTGCGTCTGACCGCCACCGTGGATGTGCTCAAACGCGACAGGCAGGGCCGACTGTGGATCTGGGAGCGCAAAACGCTTTCGGAGATCCCCGACGCCGACTGGCGCTGCGTGGACCCGCAGACGATGCTCCAGATGGTGCTCTTGCGCACCCAGGAGCCCGTGCAGGGCGTGGTGTTCG